CCCGCCGTGCTGAACTCGTTCGGCGCGAGTTGGATGCGCGTGCGCAGATGGTCGTCCGTCTCGGGCGAGCTTCCGCCGGAGGTCGTCGTCGTATTGCTCACTGAGCCGATGTTGGCGTCGGCGTTTATCAGCACATTGACCTGGCCGGCCTGATAGCCGTTCGCCCCCGCGCCCGGAGTCGTGCAGACCGCGTTCACCGTGCCGGTGGTTGCGCCTGCCTGGATAATCAGTTGAGTCGTCGTCGCGAATTGGTATTGACCGTCGGCGGTGCCAATCAGCGTGCCGGCCGGGATGATGTACTCAACGCCGAGCGCGCCGGCGAGCGTGAATTGGATGGTCGTCGATGCCGGCTGCGCGGCGAGACGATTCACGCCCAGCAACTGGCCGAGGTAATCGAGCGCGGGGAAGCTGGCGAACGCGAGCAGGTTCTGCATCGCGGCATACTGAATCTGACCGCGAATCAGCGCCTCGCGGTACGCCATCAGGTTGATGATCAGACGCTCGACCTGCGCGGGATAGATCGTGCGCCCCGTCGCTGCCTGATATGAGGCAACCATATCCGCGACGATCTTCTTCGGATCGAGTCCGTCTGAGTCACTGATGAAGCTCGGCACCGGCAATCCCGATGTCGGGTTCACGCTCGCCGGGATGCTAAACTCGAGGCCGACCAGCGTCCAGGTGAGCCCCGTGCTCTCCTTGGTGACGCCGCCCACCTCGACGCTCCAGTTCGGCCGCGACTGCGCGGTGACGCCACCGCTCGCGCTCGCCTGCTGCACATTGCCGTTTGAGTCGACGACGACCTGGTACGGCCCGACTGTCATCCCCGGCAGCCACGGCGTCCCGATAATCACGCGCTGACCCCGCTGATGCTCGGCACGGTCGCGACGCCGGGCCGGAAGGTCAGAACGCTCGATTGCACCGGCGTCGGCGCGCTCAGGTTAAGCCGCCATTTGATGTTGACCTCGAGATGCGCGTTGACGTTGGCGCTCGGGTCGTTCGGCACGAGATTCGCCGAGATCGCAAGCAGCTTTACGCGCGGCTCCCACAGCGTGATTGCGTCCGTTATCTCGCGCACGATCGCCGGAATCGCCGCGTTGACCGGGAAGTCGATATACTGCCAGAGGTCGGCGCCGAAGGTGGGACGCAGCGGGTCGCTGCCCTTCGGCGTGTTCAGGATAATCGCGATGCACTGCCTGACGTCGTCGATGCCCTGCACCACGCTGCCGATTCCCGAGCCGGACGCCTGCGAGGGCGACGACGAATCGAGCATCAGGGACCAATCGGCCGAAGTGATATCGGCGAGCTCAACCGCACCGGCCGCCATCAACGCTCCCCCTGCTGCATTCGCCGATAGACCGCGAACCAGTCAGCGGCTATCTCGCGCTGCGCCTGATCCAGCGAGATGCGCCCGGCGCAGACTTCACGATGGAGCCAGTTCTCGACCAGATCCTTCTCGTGCGCGCCGGGGCGAGGCTCGTAAGGCTGAGGCCACAGATTTGCGATCGCATCCGAGCCGCCAAGCTCCAGGCTGATTAGATGATCGACCTCGCAGCACGCAGGCTTGTGAGGCTCGCGGCCGTACTCCGCGTAGACCCTCTTCTTCGTCGACGCGCTGACACGCCGGACGTCGCCGGTATGAAAGCTCGGATCGCAGAGCTTCGCTTTAGTCAGCGCGCGATCGACGGCGCCCGGAGTGAGCTTCGGATCCGGCATCGCCGGCGAAACAGCGACTCGTGCGCGGCGCGGCGGCTCGGCTGCCGGCGCCGGCTGCGGCGTCGAGCATCCGGCGAACCCGGAAATCACGCCGGCGAGAAAGACCCCGGCAAGCCAGCCTGTCATCCTGATTCGCACTAGGGCATCGTCGGCGTCGGCGTGCCGACGCTGCCTCCCTGTGGGTCGGTATGCGTATGCGTATTGTACTTGTCGATGATGCTGTTCACGGAATCGGCATGCTCTGAAGTGACGAAATTAATATCACCGGCCGGCGCCTGAAAGTTGAGGTTTCCGCTCGAGTCGAAAGAAATCGCCTGCGAGCCGTTTACCTGCACATTCATCGTGGCGCCGGCCGGCAGCGTGATAGTGAGCTTGTGCTGATTGCGGTCGTATTCGAAGATTGCAGAGTCCTTCGTGGTGAGATGGCGCTTGTCGGCGGTCATGCCGCCCGGCGGTGGATCGACGCTGGAGTAGATTGCGCCGAGCACCGCGCCGTCTTCGTAATGCTCATCCATCAGGACCGCCACCTGCTCGCCGACGTCAGGCATCCAGAAGTCCTTTTCATTCTGCGTGCCGCGCTGGATGACCGATAGCCAGTGGCTCTGCATGTTGTCGTGGTCAGGAAACCTCACGCGCACGCGCCCGCTCGCGACATCCTGCTGAGTGACTATTGCAGCCTTGAATGGCATAGAGTTCAATTCTTCTCTTTAGAGGGAGCTACCAACCTGCAGCGTAAACTCAGGCGTCTTCCGTATGACGCCGCCGGGGAAGTTCAGGATGGCCTGCAGCGTATAGAGGCCGGGCGTGGTGAAGTCCGACGAGGTTGTGACGTATTGCACGTAACTGCCGTTCGCCGTGCCGTCAGAACTGCCGGTCGTCCCCGAGACAGTGGAGATCGCGCCCCCATCCGCCACTGGCTGCCGTATCTTGAGAGCGACGCTGACCGCAGTGCGCACATCAATCGGATTGTCGGCCGGCGATTGCGGCGGCTGGGGATTCACATAGATCGTAATCGCGACTCCAACCTCTCCGGCTTGCAGATCGTTGGCCATCTTCTATCCTGCCTCCGCGATGACGGCCTCGAAGCTTAGGCTGACCGGAATGCGTTGGATCTCAACCACCGCGGCGGAGATCGGCGCTTCGGTTTTGAGAACGGGTGGGACTGCCAGAACAATCACGACTGGAGCGTTAACCGGAGCCGCGAATACAAGTTGTTTCGGAATCGGCTTGAAGAAACGGACGAGACGTAGCAGCCTTGCGAGAAGCAAAGATATCGCCGCGCTGGCCGCATTCAGAGTCTTCGAGATACTGCGTACCATCGTACCGGCGGTGCTCACCGTGACTGCCGTCAAAGTCACAAGGTACACGGCGCCTGAGACCTGCCTGACGGCCAGCTCCACAATCGAGGACGCCGCGGCCGCGAGCGTGAGCGACAGTTGACGAGCGATCGAACTCGCAGACTCCGCTGCGGCGGCAAGGCTTTTTCGGGCAAGCCTCGCCATCGAACTGGCGGCGCTTGATGCGGCGAATAGACCCCTGGAGATGACCGCGCTGAAGTCGGCAGTCGAACTGCCGGGCGCCGCGATTGGCTTGCCGACCTGCTTGAGAATGCCGGAGGAGGACGCCAGCACGCCTGCGGCGAAGAGCGCGAGATAGTGGATTCCTCGGTAGACAAGAACCGCGGCCGCAGTTGCCGAGGCCACGAGCGGTTTAGCAATCTGCTTGATTAGCGAAGCGATCGATGAGGAGGCTGCAGGGAGCATCTTGCTCGAGATTCTGGTAATCGTGGGCGCCGCGCCATTCGACGCAGCCGAAAGCGTTTTCTGTACCTGATTCGCGACCGATACTGAGCTGACGATTGCCGTCGCGGTGAGCGAGAGAAGATACTGCCGTGCAGCCGCCAGCGAGGCGGCGGCGGTGACCGCGGTCGCGGTCAGAGATTTGCCGGTTAGTGTCGCGATCGCGGCGGCCGAGGTGATCGCGTTTGCCACCAACGGCGTCTTCGCAACCGCCTTCAGGACAAAAGCCGCCGCGGACGAACTGGCGCTCAGGCCTTTGCTGAGCTGCTTCGGCCCCATCGTCGCTGCGCTCAATACCGCCGTGGCGGTCAGGTCCTGCTGATGGCTGCTATTAATCGGGAACGGGTGAATCGCTGCCTGCCGCAGCGCCATCAGGCGCCGGCGCGCGGCTGAGCGCTGTGTCATCCGCAGCGCCAGCAGACGCTCGGACTTGAAACCGTAGGAATCGGGCGTCCCGGCGCTGGCCGCTGGCAGTGCCACAATGGCGCCCGCGCTCGCCGCCGATGATCCCGAGAACGAAAACGATGGATTGAACGTGCCGCTCGAGGAGACGATCTGGTAGACGAATCCAGTTGAGTTGTTGCTTCCGCCGGACCCGCCGGTCGTGAAGACGCTAGTCAGGGCGTTCCACGGCGAAGTCGGATCGGTGATGGTTTCGACATTATCGGCGCCTTCGAAGGCGATGATCAGATCGCTTGCATTTGCAGTTGTGATGCTGCCGGGGGCCGAAGAAAACGGCGAAGTCTGCGATGCCGTCGACTTCGCAGTTACACCATCATTCGCCGATGTATAGCCGTTCCATTCTTGGCAGTTGGCGGTGATCGTCGCGCTGACATTCGGCACAACCGTGAGCGATCTTCCTCCGGCGGCGGATCCGATCCATATCTCGGCTGTCGGCCGGCCAAGGGTCGGCGTGCTCTGAGCCACGCGCGTCCAGCCGGTTCCCGCTGCACCGCCAATACCTGTGCCCTGCGGAATCGTGCCGGAGCCGACCTCGTGAAAGTGAACGCAGAGGACGAGGACGTTGCCTACCGTCGTGAAGGCAAGGAAATTCGTCAGGTTGAGACTGGTAAGCGACTTGCCGCTTCCCGTCGTCTGTTGTATGAGACCCGCCATCCCGCTTAGGCCGTGGCGAAGGCCCTCAGAGCCGACGACGCGCCGAGGAAGCTGACCTGCATTGCGAAGCAGGCCATTTGGGAAGGTAGCGCGATCGAGAAGGCCGCGATCGGTCCGGCCGCCGCCGCGTTCTGCGAGGCGAACAGCAGCGAGACTTGCCTGCTGGCGACTTGCCGAACCGTCGTCCAGCCCGACGGAGGGCTGAGTGTGACGTTGCCGGCGCACATCATTAAGAGCAGCACCAGCTCGCCCGCCTGGCTCACGTTGGTCGGCGGGGAGCCGTCAACGCCCGGCGTGCCGACGAGGTTCACGGCCCACTGCCCGTGGCACTTATAGTCGTCCTCGCCAGTCGAACCGGAGATGTCCAGCATCACGCCGGCTGCCGTGGCTGGCCCGGTGACGATCCAGCTCACGGATTTGCCGTGATCATTCGCGGCCGCGATCTTCTGGTAGACGTCGGCGGTTGCGCCCGCGGTCTGGATGGTCCGCACGAAGCTCCAGCCGGAGGGCTGTGCGCCCTGCGTCGAGTCGCCGCCGAACGAACAGATAAACGCCTGCAGCAGATCCCCCGCCGCAGCCGACGCCGGTATCTTCAGGGTAACCGTCGGCATGGCTTACGGCTCGAAGAACTCCACCAGGAAGTCGAACGGCACGCTGGTCGGATTGGCGCGGCTGCGGATCTCGGCGTTGCCGTTGGCCCCGCCGCCCAATTGGAGCACGACGCCGTCGTCTTCGTCGTTCGGGAACCAGACGTCCGATCCGCCAGTGGCCGGAAAGAACACGCCCGCCAGGTCAGTGCGCGTACCCGAGCCCGCCGTGTAGGCCCCGTTCGCCGCCGTCGTGTTTGCAGCCGGCGAACGCGAGTTGCGCGGTGTCGGGGTGACCGAGGTGCCGCCGCTCCCAGCCGTCGCAAAGGCGCTGAGCCGGAGGGCGCAGCCGCCGGCCGTAGCGCCGCGCGCGCCTGCTTTGAGCTGCGAGATGTAGCACGGCCCCTTGCTCGCGGCCGCGGTCGGCGTCAGCAGCAGCAGGTGATTCGATTCGGTGTCGGTCGTGCTGTTGGTGGTAAGGCCGATCTGCTCAATCGCGTAGGTGAAAAAGGGCATGGCTTATAACGTCGGGTCTTTACCCGTCCTCCAGAACTCCTCGGGAACCTCCATCAGACCTGCTGGCGTCCCGTGCTCGCGCACGCAGCGGTTGCAGACATAGATGAACGCGGCAGTCCCTTTCGAAACCAGCGGCCCCTGCTTACTGCACATCACGCAGTACGCCCGGTAAACGCGCCGTCCGTGCGGTCCAACCACGTCCTTGCGGTCCCGATTGACCGGCGAAAGCCTGGAGTCTTCAAACGCCATGTGGGCCTAGCTGTACTGGACCTTGCACGTGAACTGGATACTGTCATTGGTGGATAGATTGATGATCGCGAAATCCCCCTTCATGTAGAGATTGCCGCCGCTCGGCGCGCTCGACAGGTTGGCCGCCTGGCCGTTCGAATCGAACAAGCCAGCATTGCTAATCGGACCCGTCAGCGTGCCCTGCGTGCCGTTCTGGTTCTGCGCGGCCGTCAGCGTCTGTTGATTTTGCGCGGTGTCGTTCGTGGTCGAGGTCGTGACCTGGGTGAACGCCGCGTTCGGCCGGATATTATGCGTGCCGTCATTCGTCGTGGTGAATGTCTCGAAGAAGAGGCTCGTGTCGCCGGCCGCCGTGGTGCCACTGCCCGTGCCCCAGCCCATGTACTTCGGCTCGGCCTGCGATGGCGTCGCGCCGATCAGACGTCCGGTGACGATGGCGCGGCCGGTGTGCACCTGCAGGACCGCCAGCACCGGCAACGGAATGATCGAGATGAGCCCGCGCAGATCGCCATGCCGCATCCCGGGCTCGGCCAGTATCAGCATCGGTATCGCGCTGTAGAGCGGCCCGTTGCGCTTCAATCCGATCTTCCATTGAAGCCGCCTGAGCAGGCTCTTATCCCAATACGCGATCCTCCCCAGGTCTTCGCGGTAGCCATTCGCACGTTGCACGATCGCCTCGATCGCGCAGGCCTTGACTGGGCTTTGCTTCAGTAGTTCGAGGGCATCCATTTTCTTTCTCCTCGCTTGAACCTTGTCACGGCCTCACGATCTCGGCGCAGTTCACGGTCGCGCCGGTCGCGGAATAGACATAGAGCGCGCCGGTGACGTCGAAAGTCGCCGCCGGGATCGCCGCGCTTAGCTGCGTGCCCTGCGACGGGCCG